TACTACTTTCTACTACTTCTACTAATGATTACTACTGCTAAAATAAGTATACACAGGTTCCCCTAGGCTCTTAGGTTTACTAAGGTATGCCTTACTACCCTCCATAAAGTTCTCTAGTTCCATATCTAGTGCTTCTTCTTTTTGTCTATTACTTTCTACTTGTTGATCAGCACCTATCTGTTCTATCCAGTATCCTATTGCCATACTGAGAGCATCTAGTCTGTCATCATGTCTTAGTGATCCCCTCTCCCTTGTTATCCTAGTCATCTGGTAAAACAATTGTTTCCTCAAGGAATCCTCAACATTGTACTCTTTAGTAGACTCATAGTCCTCTGTAATAACATTGGTATCTACTATCAGTCTATGTTGCATCATAATAGGTTCTAGGGTATCTATAATTCTTCTTTCTTTTTGTGTGTTACTTCTTACTTCTTCTATCCCAACAGGATATATTCTTTTTAGATGTGGCTTTAGTAACTCACTAAACATACCATCCCCAAAGTTACTCTCAACTAGTACCAGATTAACCTTGTAACCCTTTGCCAGTTTAACAAGGCTTGTCATTACCTCATCAGAGTACCCCCCACTAAACCCTCCTGCTTTGCATAGGTACAAGTTACCATTCAGCATTTTGACAATAGCAAAAGCAGTCTCATCCTTACCTCTGCCACTAGGGTCTATACTCATAACTGACCCAGTATATTCTTGCCACCCACTAGGTAAATCCAGAGGACCATACCAACCATCCCCAGCTAGACCAACATTAGGTAAATCACTTAGTTTAGTATGGTTTAATCTTCCTGCTATTACTTCTTGTGGACCTTTATCTTTAGGTATATCCATAACTATTAGGTCTTGTGTCTTTAATGGATACCTATCTGCATCAGAAAGACTAGTATCCAGCATAAACTGAAGACTAAACCCTGCCCTACCATAACTTAGTTCTCTTTCTTCTAGATCGTAGCTATCAAATCTATCTGGATCTGTAGGTGACCCTGCTTCTCCCTTATGGTTTAGTATGTAGTCACTTAATCGTGTTCCATACTTTTCTTTTAGTTTCTGATCTGGAACTCTGGCACACCAAATCTTTAACTCATATCCTCTCTCTGGCAGTACCTCATAGAGTGTCTGTTCACTCTGAGGTGTACCTAAGAATATAATCCTCCCACTAGGTTTTAGAATAGCATCAAATTCCTTCACAGACTCCGCTATACGATCCCTCATACCTTGGGTCATAGAGTTATTTGGTACTTCTATATCATCAGCAATAATTAGGTCTGCTCTGGACCCTGCCATTTGACCCGTAATACCTACAGATTTTACAGAAGGTGCGTGAGCAGGGGTAGAAGGCCCAACATCGAAAGAAATTTTACTCTGCCTCTGGTGGTCGGAGGGACGTAAATGTTGTAGCACAGGCATTTCTAAGATCAATCTCTGGGTAAATGTACTAAAATCATCTGATCTTATTTTACTTGCACTAACAACTAATATCTTTGTCTCAGGATTCTTTAATAGACTAAAGCAACAATAAGCAGAAGTAATATAACTTTTACCTATACCCCTAAATGCCTCAATGACTAATCTACGTGGACCTTCTTCTAGGTATGTAGCTATATCTTGTTGGATTGAAGTTGGTTGTGGAAGATGTAGGTGGTTCCACACATGGGAGAGGAATATCGGGAACGTAAGTCTATCTAGTAACTCTGCTTCAGTTGCAGTTGTCAATAGACTCAGGTGGGGGAAGAGTATCTAGTAGATTCTTGAGAGGACTATCGGCTACTGGTAGTGCTTCTATGTGGTTATCTCTAAGGAATTGTCTAGCAACATTAAGATCCCCAGCAGAAGCATCACCACTAGTAATTCTAGTAAGTAGTTCTTGTGTAAGAACATTATGTAAGCGTTCTAGTTTTTCTTGCATTCTAAGTATCTTAGTTTAGGCCAGTTATCTTCTGTTTCTCTGTACTCTTGAGTAGCACCTAGTAAGTAGGTAATGATGTTATCATCACAACTACAAGGATAACTATGGCATTCAGGGCAAAATGGTACTGTAACAGGAGAGTTTAATGTATAACTAAGTCTTTGGGATCTTTGTTTAATACTTTCCATTAGGTTATAGCTAGTTTATTTCTGTTACTTATTGCTCTTGCTTTCTTTTTAGCATCTGCTTTAGAACTAGCACCCCATGCTTTAAGAGAAAGTAGCAACCTAGTAGGTTTACCATTTTTATATTCAGGTCCAGCCATATTACCCATCCTAGCAAGAAAACTTGCTCTCCTAGGGTTATCACCTTTCCTAACAGGGGCTTTTAAAGTACCCCCTGTTTCTCTTTTATAGCTATCCCTACCTTTTTTATTTAATCCTCCAGAAGGATTTTTACCTTCCTTCCGTTGCCAAGCAGGAGATCCCATTTAACTAATTCTCAGAGGATTCTTTTTAGCAGTCTTAGCACTATTAACAAAATCCTGTCTACTAGGACTACCTTTGGAACCTACTTTACGAGGTTTACCACCTCTAAGTCTTTTGAGATGTATATTTCTGTACAATCCTGGCTTCTGTTTAAGTAGCTTGGATATTTTCTGTTGTTTAGTAAGTTCCATCAGTAAATCTTGAGTGGGTTTTTCTTCTTCTTTTTCTTTCTTTTAGGATAGTGCATCAGTAGCTCCATACCCAAGGACGAGGTTTGCTCATATTAGGTATTAGCATATCAAGATGTAGGAATCTTTTACTGTGATCACCTTTTTGTGATACACCAATCCCTGTCATCCCATGTTTAATGGCTAATTCCATAATTTTAAGAGCATCACCACCACTACATACTACATCTACTGCTCTACCAGTAGTATGAGGACCAGTTAGACCAGAACCAGACACTTGGTCATTGTATTCAGGACAACGATACCCACTAGAGACTATCATAGGTTTATCTAGTTCCATTCTGATCTTCTCTAGTGCTTGCATGAACTCTGGGACCATCTTACAGTCACCAGAACCTTTACATTTCATCTCATCTTCTGAGAAATGATCTGTAATCATCCCCATATCAGTTCCTTAAAGGATTTGTGGGCATTATCCTTCATTGCTTCTACTTTTTTATCTATATCTTTAACTTCTTTAGAAGATAATGTTTGATTCACTATATTCTCTGCTTGATTGGCAGTTAATTCAGTAAACTTTGATGCAATCATATTTTTAACTAGGTTCAACAATATCGCTTCCATCACTTCCTTTCTTTGGGGGTGGATCAGAGTTAATTATTGGTTCATGATCAGTCTCAAACCAATGCTTACCTAACATACCTATAATTGGTAGAAAAGCACCAAAAGCTAGGTTAATTAGATCTTTTGAAGATTGTGCAAGTTCGTCAGGTTTGTTAATCATAGTAATTACTAACCAACCAAACAAACTAAACGCTAATAGACTAATAAGAAATCTTGCCCAAAACCTAAGTTTTTGCATAGCAACATTAGGGTCATTTTGTTTAGCACCATTCCTTACAGTCTTCTTTTCGTGAATCTCTTCCATTAGTTTACTTTTGCTTCTGTTTTTAATTCTAAATCATCTATTTGATCTGCTATATCTCTAATGATCTTTATAGCATTGAACCAATGACTAGCTTTACTTGTCTGCTTGTAGTGGAGGATTTCCTCTGCAAATAAATTAAATTTTATTTCAATAGAAGAAGTTAATTCCTCTGGGGTAGGATCTGGAGTCACTTAGATTTAAGAGTAAGTTCTCTCATAGCTTGGGTATTTTGTTCTAGCGCTATTTTCATAGACATAATAGCATCAGAAGACCTTTCTACTAGTTGCATTATTTTATCATCATTTTCAGCATCTTTAGCCCAAAATTGTTCACGTTCTTTTCTTCCTTGATCCGTTGTATATTTAATAAACCAAAAACTAGCTATAATTACACAAGCTGGTATACCTAGTTCCATTATTACATTACTTAAAGCACTTAATTCTGGCATTGTTTCTACTACTGTTTGAGGGTAATAATAATATTGAGAATCAGCAGGATTAGGAAACTCAGGGAAGTTATGGTGATCCATTTAAGGCTTTGGAAATTTATCTTTTACGCTTTTTATGCGAGCTTTCCACCCATCTATATCATGGTAAATCTGGTCAAGTTGGTCAGGAATTGGGTCATAAGCATCAGCTCGGTCACGTTGATATTGAGTGTCTTGTATCAACTTTTCCTGTTTTACTACCTCTTCTTTTATTTCTTCATCAGTAGGTTTATTTTCAGGTTCTATTTCCCATTCTATGTTT